TACCTGTTGCTTCCCAACTAGCAGTTACATTAGAATATGTAAATGAATGATTATAAGCATTAAAATTTAAATCTTCTAACCTATTATTTCCCAATGCAGATATAAAACCACCTAACTCACCAAATACTGAACATTGATATTCTATCTTACCATTGTTTACATTTATTTCAAGTATTCGTAATATACCTTTAAAAATCTGTACTTTATTAATAAAAATCTTACACTTAGCTGTCTTTGAAGCATTAAAATTAAAATTGACATTTGCTGCAGTAGGGTCATAATTGTTTGAATTACCTAAATCAAAAACAAAGCCAAAGATTTTATTATTAGTAGCTGAACCTGCTATGTTTATAGTTTTAGAAAAAGAAGTATCTTTAGTTCCAAATTTAGTTATGTCATCTATGACATAAGTAAACTCTGTACTTATATCTTCTGATAAATCTAATGCGTTATCTTCTATATATATTTCTGTACTAATCATTATCTAAATTGGCTATTTGTATATTTACTTACTTCAATATCTATTTCAAAGTTAAATAATTTATCTGAAGCTACTAATTTATAATCAACATTTGATGTTGTAATGGTAACAGGGAAATAACCACCTTGTACTTCCATATAAACATTTGGACTTGCTACCAATTGTGAAAGCCAATCATAATCTTGTTCAGTAACCCAATCACTTGTTAAATGATATTTGTCAGTATGTTGAACTACATATTTAGTTGAACTTTCATTATATCTATTATAAACATCAACATTAGACATAGAAGTACCTGTTAGTCTATATGATGGTTTTCTATAACTTGTAGTATTTAGTTGAGTACTTCGTTTGTTTGCTAAATAAAATCCCATTGTGTCCCAACCACCTAAACGATTAAGGAAATGAAGATTGTATTGTCTAAACTTTACATATTCTTTTTGGGTAATAGATAATTTTCTTGAAGATACCCCTGCTAGTTTTAAATAACATTTATACCCATAAGCAGTAGAACTAATTAAAGTTCTACCTGCCCAAACATTAATACTTGCAGCACTCAAATTAAATAAGTTCATTTGCCCTGTTAATGTTATATTACCACTTGCAGTATCTGTAACTGTACCTGCTTGATTAACTACATCTGTCCAAAATGAATAAGTACCTGCTGAAACTTTTAAATATGTAGCATAGAATTTATCTCCATATTCTACATTAATATTATCTACATCTCTTTCTGTTAGCCAATTGTCTGTAAAATTACTTGTCAATTGATTATTATAATAGGTAGACAATGTTATTGGACTATTATTTTTAGCACTTAATATATCAGTAAATAATGGTTGATAAAAGTTATAAGCAGATAAAGCACCTGATGCTAAATTAGTATTAGATATTGTTGCACCTCCACTAACATATTCCTCACCAATACTATATGTATAATCTACTTTAACTTTATCATTTGATGCTACCAATATGCTTGTACCTGAAGGCTCAAAATAATTAGTTACATAAGACCTAACTACAGGGGAAGCGTTATAAACTCCATAAGAACCTTCTGCACTTGGATTAGGGAATACCTTTACTCTATTTACCAATGCACCACTTACATAAATATCATACACAAACTTAAATGTAGTTTGATTTATATTAGTTGAACTTGAAACGAACCATAAGTCATCGTGCATACTTGAATAAGGAGCAGGACTACTTTGTACTGTTATTGCCATTTTTTAATTCTTTACCTATTTGTTTTATTTTAATCTCTATATCTTTTCCTAATGCTGCTTCCATTATTTCATAGAAGTTTTTACCAAATGTTTCCTTTGCAGCATCATCAAAGTAATGTGTTGACCTAATACCTTTTCTATGAATAGACCTAGCAACTAAGTATGCTAATGACTTCTTACTGTCTATTGCCTTAGCTTCTACTCCTAGTTTCCTATAAGGTTTTACAGATACTACCTTTAATTTATTATAACCTAACCATCCTTGTGCTGCAGAAATAGGAATACTCTTTTTAGCAGGATTGAATTTATAAGGTGTCTTACTATCTGCTTTAGTATTTTTAGTTCCTTTTACTCCTTTGTTTATAAAATCCCAATATTTAGAAGCAGGTTCAGTTTTAGGATAACCTAATGATATTGTGTAACTTGTAGCAAATTTAGTGAATTGCATACGAATATCATTAATAGCACCTGATGCAATAGACTTGTTTTGTTTAAGATTAGCCTGTGCCTCTTTGATAAAATCAGCACCAAAAGATTTAAGTAAAGTTTCAACAACAGGCAATTCTCCCTCCTTCATAGGTTGCTCACCTAATTTATTAAGGAATCCATCTGCTATTGCTGAAGCCTGTGCTTTGCTAATACTCATATCAATAAATAGGACAAAGGTCTAAAAATAACTAACCCCCACCTTTTTTAAGGGAAGGGGTAGTCAAACCAAAACCTAAACTATGCAAACTATCTTATTTTCTTAATCTGTTCATTATCAAAATCTGTCTTAGCTTTTAGATAAGACATTATGTTTAAACATTCTATTGTACTCATTTTATATGCTTCTGTAACTGTGCAATTTTCATACTCGGCAATAAGTTTGGTTGAATATTGCCATCCATAATACTGCATAAACTTACTACCACCTCTTTCGCTTTGTCCTCCTCCATCCCTGCTTCCTTCAATCTGTTCACCATATAATCCTGTGAAACTTCTATCCAATTTCTGTATACTTGATAAAAAAAAACAAGCGAATGATAAACATCTACAAACTTAGCCTCTAGCATATCGTTTGCGTAGTCCTGATGCTTACTAGCATCATAAGGTTGGTCAACCCAAAAGCCTAGTTTTCTTTTCTGTGGGATTACCATAGTCGCTGCTAACTTGTGCAGGTTTCCGTATAAATCCTCACTAAATACCTTGCTCTCTATGTACCTAGCGAATGGCATCTTGCTAATGTCGTAGTTTATCCTGTACCTTCTACTCCGAGATATGGCTATATGCTTCTTAGGAGTGCCTTGTATCGGCTCATTTAAGAAAGCTATGGTTTTACTCAACTCTTTGTATTCATTCAAAGGAAGACTATCTATTTGCATTTCAGTCATATTATTGACTATGCCTACCAATTTAACCTCTAAATCTAAATCTGTTGCATCCTTCTCTTTAGAATTGAGAGCAGTATAAATCTGTTGGTATTGCCATACGCTTATTTTTTCCCACATAGGTCTTTGATTTTGTATAAAGATAAGGCAATTAAATAGACTATACAAAATAATGGTACAGATATAAAGAAGAATTTTAACATTCCTAATGTTTCTTTCATTTGTTTAAGTTTTAAAATATCCCTGCCCCATTAGGATAACCCACCACGATTATTAATTTTTGATTAAGCAGGGATAGTAAGTTAAATATTTTCTAGGTATGCAGTGATTAGGAACACTACCACTATTATAATGGCTGCTTCTATATTGTGTTGTCTTTGTTTCATAGTGTTTGTAGTTTAGTTCTTAAATTCATTAACTTTTCTTCTTCCTTTCTGTATATTTTGATTAAGACAGGGTCATCAAAACTTTCTATTAATCTATCTATTTGCTTTAGTCTTACATAGATTGCATCTAATAGAACACTTGTTTCTGCGTAGTTTAATTCTAGGTTCATAATGTTTGGTTTTAATTTTGTGCGTTAATCAGTCGCACCCCTGCTTTTTTAAATTAGTATTATGCTTCTTGTAAGTTAACAAAACTTTCTGTAAATTCCTTAGGAGTGCCTCTAAAAAATTCTGTTTGACAATGGTCATTGTGATAGGCTACATATTCAATAGTTCTATCTGATTTGATTATAATATCGTATAAATAGTCTTCAGAACATTTACTTCTGCTATTCATACCATATACATAAACATTACCTGCTCCATCCTTCATCTTAGCAATTAATTGAGCTGCTAAACATCCTGCTCCATTAAATACTAATGTATCATCTTTAAGACCTAAGCCATTAACTACATATCCTTTAGATAGCCATTCTGCTGTTTCTAATGGATGTCCTTCAGGGTATCCATCGTATTGGCAATAGATTAATACAATCTCATTGCTTGTTATTGAGTCTTTCTGTTTGAATTGCTCAATGATTCTGTAAGTGCTTCTCGTTCCCATAATGTTTGTTTTTTTGGTTTGTTAATTTATTTATGCTAATATATCTCCAAAATTATAATTATATACACTTCCTCTTTTTTCGCAGTAGTTAAACCATTCTGCTTTTGTTTCTTTATTTGTATTAACTTCATCCCATCCTCTTAATTCTAACATCATTTTGTTCCATTTGTTTCTATAATTTCCACCTATTGTATCATACCAATTATAAAGGTTAGTACAATTATTAAAAGACTTTTGTGCTTTTTGTTCTAATTTTTCTAAATTTTCAAAATTTGCTTTCATAGTGTTTGTTTTTGTTTGATAGAGCAAATATAATGGCAGATATACACACAATCCAAACATTTTTTACACTATATGATAAACGGTAAAAATCAGGGATAAGCGGTAAAAATGCCCTGAAATACCCCTGCATGGGTCAAAATACCCCTTAATGCCCTAAATTAGGCGATTCTAGCCATTAAACCATAGAATACCTACCTGTGCCTCGTTTTGAATTAAAGTTGCTCCAAGCCAACGCAAGAGCCATTACGCAATCATCATGGAAGCCTGAAGGTGCTGAATAGCGTACCCCTGTACTCGTGAAGATATATTCAAAGATATTTAACTCATCTACTATTACTCCATCAGGATACCTGATTAGCTTCTGTTGGATGGCTGAAGATAGCCCTTCCATTAGTTGCTGCTTACTACTGCTCGTAAATCTAAGCCCTTCTATTTGCATCCCACTGCGCTGCAAGTCCTCAAGTACAGGGTCTCCAACCCCTGTGCTATCTATTAAAGTATGTGCCTTCGGTAATCTCTTTATATTCTCCTTTGTATTATGCCAATCCATCTGAAACCTATCAAAGTAACAGACCTGACCTAATCTATCTAGTCCTATTATAACTGTCCAATCCACTGACTTTGCAATATCTATCCCAAAGCAAATAGGTATATCACCACTCATAGGTGAAATACATTTCTTTATGAATTCACTACCAAAAGGATTTGCGCTATTCTCTGCAGGATTAGCCATGTATTCCTGTTCAAATACGGAATGGGGTAATTGAAACTTAGCTGCATCTATTTCACTTGCAGGTATTGTAGGGTTGTCGTATGTGGTGAATTTAAAACTCTCCCAATCTTGCTCACCACCTTTCATAAATAGACTATAAAAATAGTTTGTACCCTTTGGAGTAGAAAGAAAGATTGCCCCTCCCTGATAATCTGTTAGTGTTGGTCTTATAGAATTAAGCCATCCCTGTTCTAGGTCAGGTATGAATGATGCTTCATCTATGATTACTTTATGAAACTTTAATCCCCTGAATGAATCTAATCTAGTTCCTGTAAAGAATCTAATCATTCCACCTGTTCTAAAATTTAGTATTAAATCAGACTTGTTTGCAGTGTACTGACTTTCAGGCAATAGCTTACATAGTTCATTAAAGAACACTTTAGATAATAAATATGTAGGTGTTACATATGCAACCGACTTACCTCGTAATGCTTCTGTGATAGATATGACCTGTGATACTAATGACTTACCCCATCTTCTGCCACACATCAAAACAATAAACCTACTATTTGATTCTAGTATAGGTAATTGAGTGCTATGTGGTTGGGGTAATATTATTTCCATATGGCAAGAACTTAACTGTTATTGTATTATCACTTGTAATATCTATGTTAGCCTGTTCCTTTGGTTTACCATATACTCTAGTGAGTAATGTATCTAAAGAATAAAGGCTGCCATTCTTAATGCTCTTACGCATTGCACCTGCGATTGTCTTCTCTAGTACTGTTGTCTTTGGATTATCCCAAACCTCTTTTAGTTCTTCTATATTCATTGACATCATTACCTGAATTGTATCGTTTATTTCAGATAGCTTATATCCCTGCTCCTTTAGTGCAGTTACATATTTTCTAGGTCTGCCATTCGGATTGCCTGACTGCCCTTTTACATATGGAATTAAATGTTCTTTGCTCATTTTTATTCTGTTATTGTTCTGTTATTGTGGAATCCAACTATTTGACCAATCTGTATCTATTATGATTTCAGTCTTATGAATCCCCATTCTGTTTGCTAATCTAACTACCTCTTCTTTCTCCATGCCGAAGTCTTTCATTATCTCACTGATTGGCTTACCATTATCTATTTGGTTCTTAACTATATCTCCCATCTTTAAAACTGCATGAGTTCCCTTTGCTCTGTTCATCCTGACTGTAGTTGCTAATGGATTTTCAGGATTAAGAACTACAACAGGTACTTTGCCATCTGTCTTTTTAAATATCTCTTTGTCTCCACTGATAGTAAATCTATGAAAGCCATCTATGATTGTGTACTTATCAAACTTACTATTATCTGTTAATCCCTCTATGTGTATTGACTTATCAAATACTATGATAGGGAATAGCCAACCATCCTGCATAATACTCTGTTTAAGTAAAGACATTTCAGGTGGTGCTACCTTGTTTGGATTGTAAAGGTTTGGTGATAATTCATTTCTGTCTATCCATTGTACATTAGAGATTGGCATCTTTTCCATCATTATATTGTTTTAGTCTTTTAATAAATTCATTAAAGTAGTGTTCTATTTCTAAATGATTAAATACAAATGTTTGTATATCATTTGATAGTATTACCGTTATCATTCCCCAATTAATCATTATACCATATTCTTCCATAGCTTTTATATATGCTGCTATCTGCAGTGGATAATCATTAAGGTAGTTTCTTTTCTTTTTATTTGTTGCTCCCTTAAAATCATTTAGTATAATTATACCATTCTTAGAAAATATACAATCGTATCTGCCTTTGTACTTATGTTCTGTATTGTATATAGTTTCCTCTCTTGATATTATTTTATACTCTGATAAATAGTTTTTTAGTTTATTATGTGGAATATCTAATCCATTAGTATAATCCTCTACAAATTGGTCGTACATCTTTCCCCTTTCTAATGCTGCCTTACTTATCTTCTCTGCCTCTACATGACCAATCCTATTTCTCCATCTCTCTAGTGCATCAATATCTTTTTGTGGTTTAGTTGCTGCTAGTATTCTAGTTACAGAAGGATAGTCATTGTAGTTTGTCATTTCTTAAAGTATTCTGTTTTATACTTATCTGTGCCATATAAAATAACTGCTTCATCCTGTGTAATGTTTTCGCTTTTCATAGAGTTAATTCTTTCATTGTCAGGTGCTTGCCTTCCTTTAAAATCTCCTTTATGTGCAATCTTGCAAAGCCATCTGTAAGAAATGCCTGTAAGTGGTGAAGCATTAACATCGTGTATGCTTACCTTACATCTCTCTTTGTGCAATTTAATATATCTGTTTATATTATTGATAACATAGTTCTTTTCTTTTGCAGTATATGTGTCAACTATGTATGATAGATATTCCTTCCAACTTAATTCATCAGGCTTTTCAATACCACCTACTCCATAAAGTTCTGTATTTGCATATCTCCATGCAGTAGCAACACCTTCTACTCTGTTAAGCATCTTATGCCATAGGTCAGGGAAGCACTCTGCATATATCCATAAGCCTCTTAAAGGCTCTTCTCCGAATGGTGGACATACTCTTTGTGTTAGAAACTTATTACTTAGTTTAGTATGGTTAAATATATCGTAGGTCTTATTATAATCTATATTCCATTCGTGTACTAACTTCCAAACATCCTGACTGCTCCAATCATATATAGGATGCGCAATAGAAAAATGTCCGTACCTAGAAATGTAATTATCATTTACCTTTTGTGATACTGCCTGAAATCTTCTAAGGCTTTCCTGCGTTCTAACTCCTGTAACATCTACAGTTGTGCCTTTTGATTTCTCTGCTCTTAGTGAAGTAAACTCTTGGAATGTAAGACCTTTGTAAAATTTGCTATGTTCCTGTATTGAGTGTTCAGGCATATCCCTTACCCATAAATCCTTTTTGTTCTTATCCCATGTGAACCAATAAGGCTCTTCATTAGATGAAGCATTCCTATGTTTAAACTCTAAGCAAAACCAATTTAATTTAATGTCAGGATGATTCCTAACTCTTTCTACATATTCTATAGTAGTTGGATGTATAGCCTCTTCATCATAAAAGTTTGCAATTACAGGAAGTTTATTCTTTTCTTTTGCAACTATTAAAGCTATATTTAAAATAGCAGTACTATCCTTTCCACCTGAAAATCCAATCTCTACATTATCAAATGTATCGTATAGGTATCTCATTCTATTAAATGCTGCATCTAGTACATTACTTTCCTCATATTTCTTTTTTCTGATTTTACTCATTACTTAGTCATTATATCTTTTAACTGATTAGCAGAAACACCACCAACTATAGTTCTATTAATCATTGGATGAAATTCATCTTCTGCTCCAAAGTCGCTATCAGGATGAAACGCAATAACATCCATAGGAGCATTAAATGTTTGAAAAGCATGTTGCCCAATTGGATATGAATTACCATCTAGTCCTGTACTATATTCTATACCATCCCATGCTTTAATAACAAAAATCATTTCAGGTGATAATGGCAGATTACCGAATGGAGTAATACATTCTCCATATCCTGAAGCTACAATACCTATTCTATGTGATGGATGCGTATGTTGTGTTTGATTTATCTCTTCAGGAAAATGTAAATGATTCAAACATGGCTGACCTTTTTTTACAGGTGAAATTAAAAGGCTATCAGTGCAACCATCAATATACTTTAATCTTCCTACTTCCTCTACAGGACCACCAAAGGTAGCATATGATTTAAAATTAGATTCTTCATAATATCCTTTGTTTAGTACCTCAATCAAAATGCAGCTACCTATTTCATTTGTAGAGAAACTAAATTCATCTGATAAAGTAAAATACATTTTACTATCTAATTGCAATGGAGATAAGAACTTTCTATTTATAGTTACCTTTCCACTATAAACATATCCATAGTAAGAATAGTCTTTATTTAGTTTAGCACCTACTCCATTAATTATATTGTAATATCGTATAGGATATACATTGTTTGCAGAATCATCAAATATTAATCCACTATCTGCTTTTCCAAAACTAATAAATGCGCTATTTTCCTGTCTCATATATTTATATTTTATTTTCGTATATTCTAATTATTTCCATCAAAGCATCTTCTGTCTTATCAAATAGAAATTCTTTTTTTACTTTGTTTAGTACATCAAATAAATGTACTTTATTTTCATGCAGCATTACTATTTCAAATAGAGAATATCCTTCATCTGTTATTTTAGGAGCATTGCTCACTTCATCCTCTGTCTTTTCTCCAAACTCTAGCAGGTCATCATTTTCTTTATTAATCCATACATCTAAAGCCCAATCGTTTAATTCAGCCTCATCCCAATTATTAGCTAGTTCATCCCAATCCCATTCTCCAAATCCAACATTGTCTTTTATTATAAACTCTTTTTGTTTCTGCTCATCCCAATCTACTATCTGAATAGGTGCTTCTTTTAATCCTGCTTCCTTCATTGCCTTCAGTCGCATATTGCCACCTAATACAATCATATCGGTATTGACTACTATTGGTCTTACCTTTATCATTTCAGGAAAGTTTTTAATACTTTCTACTAATTTTTTAAACTTATTATCTTTAATAATTCTAGGATTATTAGGATTAGATTTAATGTCATTAATCTTAACGACCTTGACCTCTATAGTTTCTTTCTTTTCTGTCATTTTTATTGTATGATTTTTTTGCCTTTCCGTTTTTTCTTTTACCAAAGGTAGTCTTTCCTATATTAACTTTTGCCATCTAATTTATCTTTATGTGTCTTTTTTAAATATTCCATATGTGTTTTAGTATCCCCCATTACAACATGGCAATACCTACATAATGCCATTAGATTTTCTATTACATCTCCTTTCTTAGTTCCCCCCATTCCTCTAGCTTCTATATGGTGAATGTCAACTGCTCTAGCACCACATACTTCACAAGGAAAAAATTCTTCCCCTGAATAACCAAAATGACTTAAATAGACTTTAGTATGATTTTTTATTTTTTATCTATTTGTTTAAGTTTATTAATTGCCCATTCAATACCTGAAGTGCCACCCCAACAATCCCACATAAGACCACCACAACCTTCTGAGTATGGCACATCTTTATTTTGTTGATGCCTTTTAAATGAAGCCATCCTTGCTATTGTGTCTCTTGAAATATTTTCTTTGTTAGCTAATTGATTTGCTCGTGCCTTACCAACTGCAGTTCCACATTCACCCCATCCGTTTTCTTCTGCCCACTTCAAAGCCCTCTTTGCATTGTTAGAAGCAGATTCAGGATAGTCATTATAAGTTTCCTCATATTTACCACTAGCTAAAATAGCAGCCCAAACCTTAGCAGCCTTTTCTTCTGTGTCGTATATACAAGCACCTGTACCTATTCTGTACTTTCCGTTTGAACATTTATATATTGGCATTGCCTATCAATTTATTATAAATAGCAAATCTTTTGTTATTTATAGTGTGAAGGTTAAAGTTAGTATTGCAATAGTCAAATAGTTTTTGTCCATATTCTATTCTAGCTGCCTCATCAAATGTCAATAGCTTAATCCATTTGTACCAATCCTCTTGTTTATTTACATAACATACAGGCATATCTTTATAAGGATGCACATTACTAACAATAGCAGGATTCTTCTTTGATGCAGTTTCTAAAACCTTTAGATTAGATTTCATTGAGCCAAATTTATTTTCTACTAAAGGGATTATACTTATATCAGAATCAGCATAAGCACCCATATATTTACTTATCTCTGCATAGTCATATATAGTTGGGTTTAATTTTAATCCATTAGTAAATACTCCTATCATTCTATCCCACAAATGTTTTTCTCCTAGATTATATCCTGCTATTACAGTTCTGACAGGAAAATTTATTTTCTTCATTGGGTTGCGAAGTATATCTAAATCAGGTACATGAGTACCACTACCTGACCAAAACAATCTAACCATATCAGATTCTAGCTTATTATCTTGGAATTGCTCTTCTCCATAAGGTAAAGCATTTGGTAATATTTCTACATTAGGATTTAATTTATATATTTCCTCTGCTAATCTTTCGTGCGTACAGGTACAAAGGTCTGCCACTCTCATATATTCTGTAATGATTTCAGCTATGTTACTTTCCCTGTATCTCTGTGCTAAGACATGAGAAGGTGGTAATATCCAATAATCATCATTATCAACAATCAATTTAAAGTTATATTTAATCTTCATCTTGACTAATAATTTTGCATCTGTTGAAGCTAAGAATCTATTAAATAAAACTATATCATAGTTATTATCAAATACTGCCTCATTAATTGTATCTGTGATTAAACAGTAATCTTTTTTCATATTAACTAATGGCATCATTATTCTATGATAACCTACCCCACTAAATTTGTTTGTTATTGCTAGTATTCTCATAATGGGATATAATATGCTTTAGTTCCATTTAAATAATCAGATACATTTTTATTATGTAAATCCCAAGTCTTTTTAACTAAGTCCATTTTGTTATAACCATAAGCATCAATACCATTCTGTTCAATATGAGTAGCTTTTGTATTAGGAATGAATTTAGTATGTAATCCTGCTGCTCTGCATCTTGTACAATAGTCTAAATCAATTGCACCATAAGGGTCTAGTTCCTCATTAAATGCACCTAGTCTATTTATTGTTTCTTTTGTTATTGTAAAATTTCCTATTAAGTCTAGGCTATCACCATTAAACCCATCTAAAGGAATTGAGCAGATACCTATTGTTTCATCTTTCAAAAACTCATTTCTATTAACTAACCAATTATCAGGCTCTAATATATCATTGCCCATAATTGTAACATAGTCTATGTGATTAAAATTTAATTGAGTTAAACCTTTATTGATTGCAAATGATATGCCTGTTTCATCAATTATGCTGATAAAATCTATATGCTTACCTGCATTTTTAATATTATGAAACAAAGTTTCAATGTTTTTACTTTGGTAGTTTAAATATATTATTGCGTTCATCGTGGTTTATTTTCTCCTAGTTTTCTAGCAGGAACTCCTGCATATTTTGTATATGGTTCTGATTCACCTTTAAAAAATGCACTTGCTCCTATCATACAACCTTCCTCTACATGAGCAAATTGATGAAGCACTGCATTTAATCCTATATTAGAATACTGCTCAATTATTGAATGACCTCCTATCTTAGCACCACAACTAATAGTTACATTATCATGTATAATACAATCGTGTCCTATATGTGCATGTTTCATTATAAAACAATTATCATGAATGATAGTACCCTCTCCATCTGTACAACCATCTATAGTAACTAATCCTGTTATTTTATTATTGTTTCCAATTATAACTTTAGACCAAGGGTTATCCCAATGTTTTTTATGTTCAGGTGGCGCACCTATAATACAATAAGGACCAATATAATTGTTATCCCCTAGTTCAACATCTTCATAGATGATTGCAGTTGGATGTATATAATTAGCCATTTTTCTTTCTTGTTTTTTTAATTATAATTTGTTCAGGTTCATTAAATTCAAGTAAAGGCAAAGTAACATAGTATGCGTATAGCCTCATTATCATTTCCATTCTACAAGCTGCGCACCATATCGTTAAAATAAAAGTAGGGTTCAAATAAGTTCTGTAAATATGCTCATACATTTTTAATATAGGCAAATCTAAATTTCTTACATAACCACTTAAAGCAGTTTCATAATTAATATAATGTTCTTTTAAAAATGCTCTGTGTTCTAATTCCATATTTTATACATTAATGTTTCAGCTATAGCACCTAAGTAACCTGATATAAATATAACACTTGCTATATCTACTATTAGTTTAGGTGAGAAATATAATACGACCCCAACCCACGCAGCCAAACAACTTCCACAACTGAAAGGTTTGAAATTGACTTTCCATTTGATGTGAAGGTTGTGGATAGAATTAAAAAATAATGATGTACAGACACTTGTTATAATTATTTGAATCATTTCCGTATGTGTTTTTTTAGTTCAGTTTTAGTTTGTTTTAATGTTCTTATGATAGACATATAAGGTATGCCTGTCTTTCTACTTAACTCCTTTGCGTTCTTATTAAATTCAAAAGTATATAAGTTTAATATTTCTTTTTGATACCAATGCAAATTTTCAATACCCCATTCCATGATATCAATTACATTGTTTTGTTCTATTTCTATTTGTTCTTTCCCCTCATATTCTGTATAGTTCCTATACTTTTTCCAAAATTGACTTCTGTCTGACTTTATCATATTCAGCATAGTACGAACAATATAAAATCTAATTTCTTTTCTTTCGTATAGACCAATTAGTTTTTCTTCATCCATTTCTAATAAAACTAAAAAGACTTCAGCTTTTAAATCATACTGTAATTCTTCAGGTTGCATCTTTGCAAATGCTTGATTTACTTCATCATTGAGCCAAAATTCTTCTATAATTTTATTTTTTCCCATTCAACCAAAGTAGGTTTTTTATCTACTTCAGTACAAATATAGACTAAACTTCCACATTTCCAACAATCTGTAAATCTTTGGATTTGTTCTTTGCTTAATTTATCACCTATTTTTTTTATTTCAACCATAACATATTTTCCTTCTGAACTATATCCCTGCAGGTCTGCCCAACCTTTTTCTATCGTTCCTTTTCTTCTGCCATATGGAATATTATTAACTCTATTTAATCTAACTCCAATATAACCTAAATTTGTTTTTGCCCATTGAGTAAGTTGGTTTGCTGATATGTCCATAATTTATTATAAAATTCTTTTGTAAATTTGAGCCGATTAGTTTCTGTTATCACCTCATTTCTGCTAGGATAACAGTCTATAAAATTTTTTGTATAGCACCATTTCCTAGTTCCGTATTCTAAATATTTAACTTGGTAGATTTTCAAAATATCTTTTTAATGCTAGTTTTTTACATTGAGTGTCAACAAATTTATCATCCTTTATTAGTTTATTAAATTCTTTTGCATCCTGTCCGTACATTTTATTAAATTTAAACTGATTATCTAGTCTAACTGCCCTGACTATTTCAAGCATTTCTTCAGGCTGAAAAGCCATTTTTTTCTGTTTAATCAATATTTCAAATACCTTATCAGCGTTAAACACCTTGTTAAAGTCAATTCTAGGCGATTCTAGCCACTCTTTCTGTGTAAATGATACTATCTCCTCATCTGACAATTTTGGGGTCGGTAAATCGTCTGTAATGACTTTTGTCATTTTTCGTAGTTCATTAGCTTTTTTAGTATAGGCTACCATTACCTGCCCTATAAACTTAGGACTAAACTTTTCGTAGTGGTCTGTACTGCAATCTAATTTTCCCTGTACTGCCATCTTAAAAGCTATTCTAAATTCCTGTATCGTGTATAGGGGATAGCTAGACCTAATAAAATCTTCAATGATAATCATTTCCTCTTTATCAGGATAGTTTTTAAATCCAAGTAAAGTAAAAATATAAGCTAAGTTTTCTCTTAAAACAATTGGTGAAACTAAATTTAATTTATCCCCTGTGAATGCTTTTACTATTTCATTGTCAACTATTAACCCACTCTTTAAGGGTTGCCATTCGTTGCTGACTTGTAGCGGTTGGGTTAAATGCTTTTGTATTTCCATATTTATTTTTATTTTTAATCCAAGTATTTATTCTTCGTTTAGCATCAAAAAACTTTTCTAATTCGTATCTCATTTTTCCTTTTGCATTGGGTTCGCACCAATACTCTAAAAATTCGTTATACGAATCTCCTAAAAAATCTTTGTATAAATCTATATTATTTATAAATATATCTTTAGTATTTAATTTTATTTCCTTTCCTTTCCTTTCCTTTCCTTTGTTATCTTCTGTTATAACAGTGTTATCTTCTGTTATATCACTTTTGTAACTATTTGAATTCCAACGCTTTTCCATTCCCTTTTTTCCTGCAGAAGATTTTAAATTTCTTTTTTCATCTTGTATTTCTTTATTTTCTAAAACTCTTTGACTCCAATAAAATTCTCCATCCGTAACAAAAAGTTCTGCATCTATACAGGTGTTATAGAACTGTAATAACTTATCTATATCAATGTTAATTTGATAGGCAATTCCGTTTATTAATTTACATCTTAATTTAGAATCCTGAGCTTGGTGCAGTAGTTCAATAAAATACCAATATAAACCATAGCCTTCCATGCCATAAATAGACCTTAGATAAAGTATCTTTTCATCATTAGCTGCATTCATATCATGGCTAAAATAATAAGATTTGTTTTTCATAATTAAAAATAGGGTTCGGACTCCCTGCTAGTCGCATTAGCAGTTCATCCTCCCCCTAGTATTGTTTTATAAACTATATGCGACATAGTTTTGGTTAGTTGTTAACGAAAGTATGATATTTTTTGATTTCATCTTCTATTTCATCAATTTTATTTTTATACCATTCTTCTGTTAGCATCAGGTCTCTAGCAGTAGAAATATTATAAAGGACTGTTGTATGGTCGCTTACTCCTATGTATGGAGCAATCTCTTTAAGAGATAGTGAAGTATGTGTTTTTAAAATGTATGCAGCAGCCTTCCTTGCAAATACAGTATTCTGCATTCTATTTTTAGCTAATACATCTGTATCAAAAACATCCTCAACTAAGCCAACTAGCTTCTTCATAGTTACCCTATTATTATTTCTAGTTCTATCATCCTTCTCAATTAGATTATGTGCCACTAAGGTATTTTTTAATTTTTTTAAATTATCCTTTTGTGATAAATAATAATCTATGATATTCGCTTCTATTGTTTGCATATTTAAAATTCTAAGTCATCATTTACAATTGATTTACTTTCTGTTTCCTTTTTATAATTATCTTCATAGATTTGATAGTCAGGCTGATTATCAGCTTTTTTATATGTGTTAACCCACATATTATATTTTTGACCTTCAATTGTAAAGTTAATTACTTCTCCTTTTGGTGTAGTTTTTTTCCAAGCACCATACTTCTTTTTTTCTTCTGACATTAGTTTTTATTTTTTAATAGTGAATACTTTGCAACATATTTAGTATTGCGTTTAGTTCCTACATTTACAATATCTGTTTTAATATTGTGTCCTTCATCTCTAAGATTAAATACTATTGCAGCTAATCTCATTGTACCATATTTTCTTAATGCCACTAATGGTGTAAGTGGTTCTTTTTTTAGGTGATTAAGCACCTGTGTTTGTTGACTCATTTTTTATTTGTTTTTAATTTAGAAAAATTATATTGATTGTTTAAAGTTGTAGCATTATAAATTAATTCTTTATCCTGATATAAACTAGATACTCCTAGTTTTTGAAACCATTCCTGTTCAGATAGTTTTTCTTCAGGTAAAGTTATTTTGCTTATTTTAATCCCCCAAATGTTTTCCATAGTTTATTTGTTTTGATTTGCTAAAATAATTTTTAATGCTTTGTCATATTGTTCATTTGTAGTATATGCACTTATCTTAATAGCTTGTTTACTTTTTAATGATTCATCCCAAATAGTATTCTCAAGTAATGTAATAAGTTTCATTCTTTTTTCTTCACCTACTTCATCTTTATGTTCATTTGTAGCATCTGAATCTTTGGTGTCATCAATAGCAAACATCCCATTGAGTGCATACTTTCTAGCATAGCTTGAAGCACTACCTGTTATTTGTGCTGAATCCATTCCCTTTTTTACTTCCTCTTCCCTTGCCCAACCTGTCGTTGCAATATAATAATCATCTTGTTCTTCATCCCATAATTGAGCAGTTGCTTTTACATATATTCTATCTCCTACTTGAACTACATCATCACTAATAGTTAGACCAACCTTATACTTAAATAGTATTGGTTTAAGTGATTCTATAATATCCTCTGCACTTCGGTATTTATATTTACCGAATGCATTTGTTTGATTTTTTGGCACTTTTAATTCTGCCTGAATTTTTACTAATTTCATAGTTGTTTTTTTTATAGTTAATAATTAATCTGCATATTCTTCAAATACTTCAGTCCAATCAGACATTCTTATTTCTTTTTTAAATTCTTTTGGTTCAATTTTAGCATTAGGATAATTGGCTCTGAAATATTCAGCATATTCTACTTTAGCTTTTTCATACATTACAAAATATTCAGATTTAAAAAATGGATGTGATGCTTCATATTTCCATCTCCAATAATCTAACTTATTACCTAGTTTCATTAATTGATAGTCTAATTTTTCCATAATGTTTATTTTAAAAATGTTGTTTGTTTTTTAATGTCATTAGCTAAATCTAAAACTGCATCTAAAGTTTGATGTACTAATGATTGTTTGTCTTCTAATTTATCCATTTGACTTTTAAGTACATCAATAAGCAATTGGATTTTTAAATTTTCTGTCATGGTTTATTTTTTTTATTGTTTAAAATTGTGCGTTGTTCAGTCGCACCCCTGACTTCTTTATTTAATTTTATTAGATTTCTTTATTAATCTTATAACCATATTTTCTAATTGGTTAAGAACTTTTACAGGAACTTTTGTGCTGCTCATTGTCCATTGTAAAGGTGCAGATAAGCCATTTAATATAGCTATTCTATTTCCTTTATAAATTACATCATAAAATCCATCGTACATTGTAGGTACATTTTTAAATTTGAAAGTGTTTGTGTCAGTAATTAAACTTTTGTTGATAGCTAAATTTTTCATGGTTGGTTTTGCAGTTTTAAGAGTGCCTCTCTGTTTGTTTATAGAGCAAATATAAGGCAGGATATATACACTTTCCAAACATTTTATGAACTTTGTGATGAACGGTAAATATCAAGGATGAACGGTAATACTAATAAATTTAGTATTTTTTGCTAAAATCTTTAGTATAGGGTTTTACCGCTTATCCTTAAAAATTACCGTTTGTGTAATAAATTTGGATAAGTTGTTTATATTTTGTATATTGTTTTGTAATCAAGAAATTGATTATGCTCTTTGAAAATTAAACCAAAAACAAATCTATGAAAACAATCATTAGACAATCAGTTCGTAATGAGATTTCAAAAACAATTCCAGAATTAATCAATGATTCTATTTGTTGGATGAAATTAAAATACGCAAATGTAAACTTTGAAAATGTAGACTTTATATTTTCAAGTAGTTTTAAACGTTCTATGTATTATAGAAATGCTAATAATGTTAAGTATGTAACACCTACTATTTGTATTACTACTAGAGCAAGATTAGTATTATATAATATGAAGACATTAAAGATTAAAAAACGATTATTATTTGTTGGTGCAAGACCACAAATTATGTGTTCTTTGATTCACGAGTTAACTCATCATATGCAATATGAATTAGGATTACAAAAAGGTGAACTGTTAACAACGAGTAATGAGTTAGAGTATCTTAAAGAATACTACCCAACTTATTACAACAAAATAATGGGTATTAAAACACCACCACTAATTTAAGTGGTGGTTTTATTTGCTGCCATCCTGCAGGGGTAATGACTTTGAATTGTCAACCCTTCGGTACTGCTCCCCCCATATTGTATTGGTAAGGATAATAGCTTTTGATTCAATTTCCTCTTCCTCAGCTTCAGGAAAAAGAATGTGCATAGATTCATGTATTAATAACTCTAAATGTTTTTTAGACTTAATACGACTATCTATTTCTATTTCATTATAGCCACAATTAGCAAGACCATAAACCTTATATCTTCCTAGCTTTTTATATATGACTTTAATTTTCTTCATGATTTTAAAAGTAGTTCATCAGGTCTTTCAATCTCTTTTACTATTACTTTATTGCCACCACGAATCTTAGCTAACATTCTACTAATATCGTGTTGCAATTCAGATACTTTTCTAAACTCATTTACTAACCAACTCTCTTGTTCTTGTAGTGTCATCTTATTAAATCCTTTAGGTGTTTTCATTATTTGTCAGTTTTACTATGATATAAGTTGCAACTTTTACATTTGTATTGAATTCTTGTTAATCCTGTAGCAGTTGTTACTTTGTTATTTTTTATTAAATCATCTGAACCACATTCAGGACAAGTACCTCTATCTTCACCAAATATAACTCCGTAATGTGTTTTAGGTATCATATGACTTCTTAATGCTTTGAATACTTGCTCAAGTAGAGTAACATCTTTCTTACAATACTTAATCATTTTCTCCATAGCTATCTTATCATTCTTTAGTAGAATGTCTTTCCAAAGATTATATTCTGTTTTAATTTTGCCACCTAGTCCTAAGAACTCTGCAATATAATTAAGTCTATTTGATTGAAATTTAAATTTAGACCTAGCCACTTTTAATGTGTCAATGGTTGTATATGTAGGAAACATATCTATGTGGTGAAATAAGCATCTTGTTCTAATCCAAGCCAAATCAAATTTATCACCATTATGACCTACTAATTCATTTGCTTGATTTGCTACTAATATAAACTTAGTAAGCATTGTTTTGTCGTTTTGTTTACTATCCCAATTTAATGAGTAAACTTCCTTTTCATCTTCCCATTTATAGCAGATGCAAATGATTGCTCGTTCTTTTATAATGTTGTCTGTTGTAATGTTTTTCTTATATCCTGCCTCCCAAAATAAGCCAATGTTAGGACTTGTCTCTATATCAAAGAAAAGCCTTCTGCGTTTTGTTTTTAGCATTAAAATTTTTTGTAGTGTGTAGTACCATTTTGTTTATATCCTATTAAAACTTCCCTTCTGTGCCTATCTGAATAAGAACAATGAACCCAATCAGGGTTTTTGTCATTGCCAAATTCCCAAATAAGTTGGTCAAAAGGTAGCTTGTCTTTTATAAAATAAAATATTTCTTGATTGTCAACACCATAGTTAGTGCCATCCATATCAATATCAATAGCCTGTCCAAATGAATGTTGTGATGTCGTAGCACCCCCAATTTTGGCATTTAATTCCTTAGACCTATATCCACTTGAAATTAAAATAGGGCATCTAAAATTGGCTCTAATAGGCTCAAAAATGTTTTCAGCTAATAATTTTAAATTAGCTATATGCTCTGCAGTTGGCATATTAGATATCCCATTTCTTTTAGCTGATTCACTACGAATTAATTCAGCTAGAGTTAGATGTTCAGATAAATACATTTAAGCCTTTTAATAGTTATATATCCAATTAAACCGATTATAAGCCACAAAAAACGACCTCTCCACTTATTGCTAGTAGTTTTATTACTTTCGCTAGAAGCCTTGTAAAAACGCACAGAATCCATTATAATGCCTATCCTTCTTGTATCTACTATATACCCTGTATGAATTTCGTGAACCTTAACTGTCTTAATGATAGTTTTAGGTGCTTCTTTTATGGTTATGTATTCAACCCCATTGATAGTAACTGTATCTCTTTTATAGTTAGTAATGGTATCAACAAGTAAGGTAGTGTCATATTTAGTAATTATAGATGTATCATTAGCACAAGGTCTTGTTTTCTCTAGTTCCCTAAATACTCTTTCGCTGCTCTCTCTATCGTTTAAAATTCTTTTCTCCGCTTTCCTGATAGGATTGCAACCTAGTACTAATATTAAAAATAAAAATAATATCTTATTTACCATACCTTGTATCGTGTGGATTTAGATAGTTTACAATGATAGGCAAAATTGAGATAATTCCTGCACTAAAACATTCTTTCAATGTTACTAAATAAATATCTCCTTTAGCTATTACCATAGTGATTATAGCAGATAGAAATACTTTTACATAACTTCCATAAATACTATTTAGAAATTTCATCATCCTTTACTTTTTTTGTTGCGTTGTAATAATAACGAATGGCAAAGATACCTGAAATAATAGCAGTCAAACCTGCTACCAAAGTTACAAAAGGTTGTACCTGTGTTAGAGTTAATGAAGCTGCAGTTAAACTGATGCCTGTATTAACTAAAGCCTGACTGCTATCCTGTGTCATTTTAATCTTCTTTTAAATCTACGACCTTAGCCTCTTTAGGCTTTTGGTCATCTGATAACTTACCAAAGAAGTTTAACAATGGCAACCCAAATTCAGTTGGGATTTTGTTGATAAATGCTTGAAGTTCGTTCAAGTCTTTTTCGCTTAATTGTAACATAATATATATTTTTTACAAATGTATGACTAAAAAGGATTAGGAAGTACTTGTACCTTAGGATTTTTTATATTCTCTAATTGAAAAGATAATTCAATATCTAAAGTTGTTACATCTAAATTCTCATTTAGCCAACCTTCTACGATTTCTTTTGTTAATTGGTCATAAGGAATAAAGCCTTCTGCAGGTGGAGTTAAACCTACGCAAACAGGAATCTGTGTTGAAGTTACTTCATCACTAATTTCTCTATAAGCATTTATAGTTACTACTACATCTGATAAGCCATCTACTGACTTAGCAGTTACCATTGAATCTTGTGGGATTACCCATTGAAATGTTGCCATATATTTTTATTAAGTTACTGTTACTGTTTTAGTTACACCACCAATTCTTATTTTTAATGCAGTACCATCAAACCAAATATCACCATCAACAGGACTTGTAGGCGCAGTTGATGAACCTAAATTAATTTGTGCTTTTGCAGTTGTACCTGCTGCAACATCTATCCAAGCAGTACCACTTGTTACACCTACAAATAAGTTCCCTGCCATATAGTTAGCAGCCGTTCCTGCCATATATAAGTTCCAAGTATTTGTTGCAGAAGCTAAACCGCCATAAAAGCCATAATTATTAGTACCCCCTATATGAGTAGATTCTACAAAGAAACCAACTGTACTTGTTATTGTTGAACCTGCACCTTTTGTTATAGTACTTGCAGAATATGATGCAAGAGTACCTAAAGTAAATATCGCAGCTGCAGTTGAAGGTCTTGTTACATTATAATATGCAGTATTTGTTACATCTGATTGTATAGCACCTGATGAAAATATATTTGCTCCAAAAGTAGCAGAACCTACCCAACCCCCTATAATATTTTTTACAACATATAAGTTAGAATTTGCAGCAGCTGAACCTATAGCTAAATTACCTGCCATATAGTTAGCAGCAGTACCATTCATATAGAGATTCCATCTGTTAGTGCCACTTGCTATGTTACCGTAGAATCCGTAGTTGTTTGTAGCAGCAGTTAAAGATGAGTCTACAGTAAATCCAAACTGATTAGTAACTGCACTACCTGCTCCTAGTCCTGCATTTTGAGAAGCATTAAAATGATGCAAATTTGTTAAAGTAAAACTTGCAGCTACAGTAGAAGGATAACTTAAAAAATTATATGCATTTGTTGTAACTCCTGATTGAATTACACCATCAGAAAAAATACCATATGAATTAACTGAACCTGTAATATTCTTAGATACTCTTAAACTATATTGAGTTAAAGCCGTTGCACCAATACCAACATTACCCTCACTACCTATCCTCATTGCTTCTACTAAAGAAGTACCTGCAGTAGCTGAACGAGTAAAGAATGATAAGTATGCACCACCTGCAGTACCTGCACCAAATGCACCTATTTCAGCTTGTAACCCATTTGCTTTAACTGAAGAATCATTGCTCAACCATTTAATAGTACCTAAACTCTCTCCTGCAGCCAATGATGTATCAATTCTAAATAAACTAATATCACCCCCATTCGCATTTGAAATATAAAATTGCGATGAATCTACTGTATTAATTGTAATAATTAAACCACTACCTGTACCACCTAAAAGTGTATTAGAAACTGTTATTGTATCACCAACTTTATATAAAACACCTGCCCAAGTTAATGTTGCAGATGTTACAACACCACCACTTACTACTATTGTAAACAATGCACCTATACCTGTTGAAGATATAAGTGTTGTTGCTACATCAGTATATGTTCCATCTACATATCCACTACCACCATTAGTAAGGGTAGTTGTAAGAATTGGACCACTTGAAATGTATGGTGCAACACCACCTATTCCTATATTACCTGCCATATAGTTGTTAGCAGTACCTACCATATAAAGATTCCAAGCATTTGAAGCAGCAGGAATTGCACCATAGAAACCATAATTGTTTGTAGCTCCAACTAATGTATTATCTGCCCAAAAACCATATTGAGAAGTAACTGCAGAACCTGCACCAAAAGTACCTTGATTGGCTCTGTAATGACCAAGAGTAGTTAATGTAAATGCAGCTGCTACTGTGGATGCAGTAGTAAAATTATAATAAGCATTACTTGTAACATCCGATTGAATAACTCCTAAATTTCCAATAGCATAAGCAGAAGTGCCTCCTGTGATATTTCTTGCAATTCTTAAATTATATAATGTTAAACTTGATGACCCTATTCCTAAGTTCCCATTTACAAAGCTATTAGAACCTAAAGTAATCAAAGAACCTGTATCTGTAATATTACTGTCCCCTATTGCACTTGCACCTGTGAATTTAGGTAAAGTGTTTGTAGTACCTGTACCTGTTACAGGATTAGTTAAAGCGTTTTGTTTATTGTTAAATGTATTAAAATCACCACTTGCTAAAAATCCATTAGCAGATGCACTCGCTTGACTAATTGTAAAAACACCTGTTGTATTATTATAACTTAATGGAGTTGTAGCACTTAAACCTGTTAAAGTTATAAATGCAGAACCATTGGTTATTTGATTGTTATTTGTAGGAATAGTAATAACTCCTGTTGTAGAGTTATAAGCACCACTACCTGCAACAAAACTATTTGATGCTCTTGCTCTTACATCTGTATAATAAAGATTAGTTCCTTCACTTATATTAGTTGTAGAACCTGCAGTTTTTGTCCATAAATTAGTAGAACTTACATATTGCAATATATCTCCATTGTTAGGACTTTGAGCAGCTACATTATGAAGTTCATCCATTTCATAGCCATTCTGAATCTTAACACCAATTATTCCTAATGTTGGATGGCTTCTTAAAACTATTCCAATATAAACTAAATGTATAGGTGCATAAGGTTTAATATGAGTATAAGTTCCTGCAGTAGTTCCACTTAGATATAATTGGTCACCTTCTGTAAAAGAACTTGTATTTAGATTATCAACATCACCAATAACTACAACATAGCCATCTGCATTATTAGCTATGCTAGTTTGAACTAAGCCATATGTTTGAGCAGATGTAGCATCACCTGTTGCTAATGCTTTTGCTATTGTAGGTTTATTGCCTAATGCTCCATTAATATAAACTACAGTTCCTGCAGTTATAGTAGCACCACTATTATTTCTAACTAATTTTATTAAATTATCAGAAACTGCAGCAGTACTATTAACCCAAGTAGTACCATTATAAGTTAATGTTTGACCACTTGCAGGACTTGTTAAAGTAACATCAGATAATTGTGTTAAACTATAATCTCCTTCAGTAGCTACCACAGTACCTGTTCTACCAAATACAGAATAAACAGGATAAGCTAATGGATATGCTCCACTATCTACTGCAACTGTTATAACCTCTTCTGTTACATTTACATCTATGATTTCATTAGTTACATTTATATCTGCCATTATATCTTAGTTATATCTTCTTGAACAAAAAATGAACCCCAAACATATGTCTTAACTTCCCCACTAGGGAAAAGTACATTCATATCATATAAATAGCTTCCTGCAGCAATAGTAACCTTCTTATTTAAAGTTATTTGATTGCTACTTACACCACCAATAGTTATTGTACTATCTGCAGTTGAAAGAGTTAAATCAATACTTGTAGCAGCAGCAGTCTTTCTTACTTGTATTGTAATAGTGCAGCCTGTTAAATTAACAGCTACAGTATTAGCAAAAATTGCAAAAGTCTGAGACCAAGTATCATTCCTCCATATTTGAACATTATATTGTGCAGGTCTTAAATCTGCAGTTGTTGTTGAACAAGACATATTATTTTTATTTTATTTTATGGTATTTGACAAGTGTCATTTAATGAAGATAATGTTAATGAAAAATCTATTTTAACACCTGCTAAATAATCAGGGTCTGATTCCGTATAAAATGACATTGGCATATTATCACTAGCAATCCAATTATAAACAGGGTCTCTTAATTCAGCTACCATATCTTGACCTATTAAAGTCATATCACTTAACACTTCCGTTTCGTTTGTTTCCTCCATTAACATTCTATCCATTACATAGATAGAAAAATTGTATTGTATTTGTTTAGCTAGTATTTGAGCATCAATTAAAGTAAAGAACATAGCAGGATAAGTTACCTCACCATTGCTTAATCGTTCCCAAACATCACCGAAATAAACGAACTTAATTTGCTCGTGATTGTTTCCGAATGTTGTTATTTGCTTTACTATTTGATTTAATGTCATTCTTTTTTGTTTTTTCTAAATAAACTTTTAGCTTATTTTGATTTTTAATGTTTGCTTCTTTGCTCATATTAACATCCTATTTTACCCTGATATTTTTGTGATAAGTTTTTATTCTCATAACAACTATCATCATCTAAATAAAGTGATGTAGTATAACCTTCCAAGTCAGGCACGATTGTATCAATACCACTTGTAAAGTTTAAATATTCAGGGAATGTAGTATTGTTTTGTCTTAGATATTTAATCAATCTTTGTTTATAAAACTCTGCTCTAGTTCTATATCTATTAGCAACATCAATCATATCCTGCATTGATGGGTTTTCTGTGTTATCACCTGACTTTCTTAATAATCCTTTATTATAGAATTGATATGATAATCCCATTGGTAATTCACTCATTACATAATAAATAAGACAATCAGCTACATAGTTATCTAATAAAGCCTGTTCATCCATATTTAAAGTGCAATTGTTTACACCATCTTGTAATCTATTATATAAAGTACTACCCAATGCAGGTAGAATATACATATCTTGAGCAGTCTTAATTTCAGGCAATACTAATTTCTCATCTACATTAGCGTGTAAACCTGTTCTATCTTTAATACTTTGTACTGATATGAATAATGTATTTAATGACATTTCTTATTTTTTTCTTGTAACTATATTTGTTTTCCATTGATGACGACAAGATTCACTTATCGTGCCATTATCATTCCACCAACCACCTTTTCTATCCCATACTGAATAGCCTAATCTAGCACTCATCATTTCAATATCACTTCTACTATATAGCTTTTTAGCATCTAATAAAGCAACACAAAAAGGTCTGCTAGTAGTTTTATCTGAATCATTAAATCCCTCAATCCATTCATAAGAAAAACGAACCATAATTTCAGTTGTTTGTGGTTTTACATCTCCAACAGTCTTACTTAATGGTTGAGTTAATTCCCTAGATACTATTATATTGCTATCTATTCCTTTTCCTATTTTTGTTTCTTTAGTCTTTAATATTTTTCTATCTTCTAAATCTTTTAATATATTATTGATAGTATTAACATCTTCATCTAAAACCTCTGCTAGTACTTCAGGAGTAATATCTTTTTGTTTAGAAATTTGGTCAAGTATATCTGATTCTAATTGGTTAACATCTGCAAACATATAAAAGTCAGCATCATCACTAAAACGCTTTTTAGATTTCCAAATATTAAAAGAATCTTTATTTTCACCAAACTCATAGAATACACTAAAGTCTTGTGCAGCAAATTGTGCATCTAACTCTTCTGAACCTAACCAAGTATTAACCTCTTCATCACTTAAAGCATATCCTGTTTTAAGCATTGCAGTAGCTTGTTCTCTATTGATTTTACCTTTAGTAAACTCACGAATGATTCTCTGCATATTCTGCCACTCACGACCTTTTAATCCCTTAATATGTTCATTTACAGATAGTTGTTCTGCAGGTGCATTAGCATCTTGAGTAGGTGCATATTTAGTCATATCTATTCCTATCTTCTCTAATATCCATTCTTTAGGAGCAAGAGAAACAATAGTTTGCTCACTAAATTCAATACCGACAGGCTCTGTAGGTATAATCTTTATTTCAGTTGTAACACCTTTATATTTAGCTAACATATTAAATACACTTTCTAGGTGCATTTGTTTAGCGTTTACATAAGTATTTTTAAAGATTTCATAACCATCTCTCATCTCTGTTCTGCTTCCTAACTTACCTGCTTCAGCAATACCCATAATTGAAGGAGTAGTAACTTGATGTCCACTAAAAATATTAGTTTGAATTAATTCATCTACTCTACTAAAATCTTCCTTAGTTAAATCACTTGTACCTAAATCATCTACGACAGGCTTCCTAGATATATCATTGACAAAAGCAATCATATATTTCTTACCATCTGCACCACTATATGTTTTTCTTAATCTATTATCTACATTGCGTTTCTCTTCATCATTAGGCTCACCATTAGGTAAGGTAATAAGTTTACTAGCAGAAAACCCTGTCTGTGCATTTCCTAAGATATGCTTAGATACTTCAATATCAGATTCAATATAGTTTAATGCAGCAAAATAACTAGGCAATCCATAAATACCAATATTAGGTCTGTACTCTTTTATGTACAGAATTTGTTTTCCTATTGGTTGTTTAGGATTAAATGCAGCAATTACTTCAGGTTTAACCTTGTTATCCTTCCAATCCTCTTTATACCAATACTGCGTGTTATCTTTATTAGTTCTTATTTTAACATAATCACAATGCCATATCTCTGCAAGATTACCTGATAAATCCCAAATGATTTCTAAATAAGCACCACCAAATATTTCTACATCTAAAGAAACCTTTCTAGTTAAGTCGTTTAAAGATTCTACTCTATTTGCTTTGTCTATAAACGATTGAGCATCAGGCTCACCTGACCAACCATTACCTGTAATGTAGTGAACCTTACTTTTAATGATTGCACTATGCTTAGAAGATTTATTATATAAATCTACTATATATTCAGGGTAATCGTTGTTTTCCCCATATTTAATGTAGCCACCATCAATCCCTTTTTTCTCTTTGAATTCAGGTTGTCTAGCTTCTGCGAATGTTAATACTCTTAAATCTATCATTGTCTAATTGTATAAGTGTCTGTTGTTGTATATTGATTATATGTCATAGTAGTTCCTGAAAGCCACATAATGCCTGTTTCTAGCTTGTTTAAGCCTGTTATATCTAAATTTGATGTACTAGCCTGTTCGTAAACTTCGTAGGTATATTGCCCTTCTAATTGGTTTTTAAAGTTAGTATTAGTTACAATGCTAAATTCATTGTACCTATCTTTATATAAACTTGTGTCAGTAGCATTTAATTGAACGAACTTAATCTCACAATTTGTACTTCTATTAGTAAATACAAATAAATAATTAGGGTTAGTCAATAACTGCTTTTCAGTTAATGTCATTACAATAATATTTGTTTCGCCTTTAGTTAAATGTATCATCAAATATAAATAGCAATTATATAAATGTTTTCAAATGTTAAATAGTTATGGTACAATATGTAAAATGTTGTAACATAATTAGGGCAGATATGTTACTGATTTATATAGACTTATAACAAAATATGTTAATTGTTAGCAGTCATACTATGCAAATGTTTATTAAAGTAACATATAGGTATTGTTATTTTACTTTTAATGGGTAAAGTAAATTAGTAAAGTTATAACTTGACTTAAATAAAAAACCCCCACCTAGAAAACTAGGCAGGGGAACTAACTATGAAAAAACTACAAACTATCCTGCAGTTGTTAAAGCAGATGATACTGTACTATTAACTTCAGGGCATAAGCTAGGCTCTGCTCCTGCAAATGTTAAAGTATATCCACTTCTATCTCCTTCAGCAGTACCTGTTGCAGCACTACCTGCTGATAAATCTAAGGCTCTTGTTTTACCAAGATACCAAAATTTACCATTGCTATCTTTTGCAACAGCTACAAGTCTATTTTGACCTAATAACAAGATTTCATTTCTTGTATTTGCTTGTAACTTATTTAAAATTATTGTTAATTCAGTTGTATAATATAAAGTACCATTTTGTACATTTGATGCTACTGTTTCAGTAAACATTGAAGTACCTTTAGTTAACTCATATTTATAGAATCTCTTACCTGTTGCTTTTACTAATGCAGTAATTACACCACTAGCTTCGGTAGTTGAAGTTACATCTGAACTTGCAATAAAATAAACTTCTGTAATTCCACCTAAGGAATCACGACAATCTAGGGTATATCCCTGTGTTAATGCGCATGGCATATCTTTATTATTTTATTGTTTAAAAAATGGGGAGTATGTTTCAACTCCCCTTATAATTAAATTGCTACTTTAACGATTTCATCAGGGAATGCGATATTCACACCCATCTTGAACTCTGCTGCAAATCTTACTTCATCAGCTTCTTTAGCAAAGAAAATTTCAAATTTCTCTTCTTCGTTCAATAAGTCTGTACCTAAGAACAAGTTGCTTAAACGTAATGCGTAAACATCATTAGTTCCGTTTAAACCTTGTAAAGCAATTACTTTAATTGAAGTCCCTGGCAATACAAATTCGCTATCAGCCTTACCATCAAAAGCATAATTGAACATATTAGCGTTCTTTAATGCAATAGTATAAGTTCTGAAAGTGTCCATACCACAAACGATAACCATATCTTCTGCAGCTACTACTTTAGCAGGAATTGCTCTGTAAACACCATCAAACAAAGATACTACGTTTGCAGCAGTAATAGATGTCAAAGGCGCACCTGAAATAAATCCTGATACGTTTGCATCAACAACACCTGAAGCAGCACCAATTAATTTGATTAAACCATCAAATTTATTTAAGTTACCATTTGCAGATGCAGTATCACCTTGCCAAATTGCAGTCTCTAATTGAGCAGCAATTGTCTTAGCTTTTCTATCTGAAAAATCTTGCTCAAAAGGAATTGAATCGTATTGAGAACCTGTTGGTAAAGCCTTTTGTAAATACTTAGATTCTAATGTCTTAGGACATAAAGCCTCTTGTACTTTAATTTTACCTACTGTTACAGTTCTTTGAGTGAAAGAAGTTGTACCTGATGCGTTCCAACCGCAAGTACCACCTGCTTGAAAGAAAGCGTCTGTATCCATAATGTTGATAGTCTCTGCAGACTTTACACCAACCATTACATTACCTGCACTCTTGATAAGAGCTGCAGTTTTTGCGCCTAATACTGAAGAAGTTACTAACGATGCTTCGTTCTCTTTAGTATAATTTGCTAATGAACTTACTGAAAATGCCATTGTTTATTAATTTATTTGTTTAAAATTGCGTTTCTATATTTCTCCAATCTTTCGTACTTGCTATCATTAGTAGTTACATAAGATTGAAATGCGTTTGCTGATTTTTGAGTTGGCTCTGCAGTTGGAGTGTTTGAAAGTGCTTCTACTAATTCAGCTACTTGTGCAAACCCTTGTTTTACTTTGCTCTCTAAATCAGAAATTTTTGCTTCTAATTGGCTTTTTTGCTCTGCAAATTCAGCCTTTAATGCTTCAGCCATAGCTTGAGTGTCTTGTGCAGGAGCAACAGGTGCAGCAGGTGCAACAGGCTCTTCTTCAATAATATCTTCTTTTGGTGATGCGATTTCTACGATAGCACCTAATTCATCAACTTGGATAGATGTACCATCCATTAATTGATGTTCACCTGCAGGAGCAGGAGTACCATCAGCCATTTGAACCATACCACCGATTTCTAATGCAGATATCATAACCTTAGTTCCATCTGCTAAAGAGTATTCAGCCATTTCTACCTTAGTTACTTCAGGAGTAACAGGTGCAACAGGCTCAACTACTTGTGGCATATCTTCAAATATTGCTCGTATTTGTTTTAATGCTTCTTTTGGATTCATTTTATTTTTCTTTAAATGTTAATAAATTATAATGTTTATCACTTAGAACTCAATCTGTTCTAATATGTTCTTAATCTTTTGCATCTTAATTTCCTCTTGAGTGACTTTTGGAGAATAGTTAAATATCCCTTCAATAGAGAATCCATTAATCTTTCCTGCTTTAACTTGCTGCCATACTGCATCATTTTCTACTAGCATAGAACAGAACCAACTTCCATCAGGTGCATCTTCAAATCCTGCCATTGGTGGAATGCCTCTTGACTTATCACTAATAAAACTTTCAAACATAGTTACCCCTGTTTCAATTTGATTAGGGTCGTGCATTAGGTTAACATTATTTTGATAACCTTTCTTAAAATACTTCTGTACAATCTTTGTAATAGTATCTTTAGAAAAAGCAACATAATAATCACCGAAAGTAACATCACTACGGAAAATAGGAGTGTCAGCCAACATAGCACAACCACTAATGATATGCTTATCTTCGCTAATAATTTGAAACTTTTGTTCATTTTTAAATGCATTCCAATTCTTTTGAATTGCAGGTCTATCTACTAATGAAACGAATTGCACCTCTGCATCATCCATTAAATCATCAGATATTTCCAACATATATAAAGGTAATTCCATACTCATAAATAGTAATTTTTTAAATGTTATCCAAAACTTGCTTGATTTTGTATTGTATTGATTCTATTTTGTGATGTAGTTACATCACTTTCAACTACATAGGCTCTAATAGCTTTATTGCCTAAATCATTAATTGACTCTTGACTTATATTAGTTGTAGCTGCTTGTGGTGCTTGTGGTGTCATTGGTGCTTGACTAGACATTGATGGCATACCAATACCACTACTACTTCCACCTGAACTTGATGATTTAATTGCATCAATACCTTTCTTTGCAGCCATTACTGCAGATGCTGCTTGAATACCTGCAGATGCCAAATTTACCCAAGCTAAAGGTGATGTTACACCACCATCCTTTACAAAGTTTTTAGAAGCATTAATTGATATAGATGCTATTGCAGCGGCTTGTTCAAGTATGATACCTGTAATAGCCATTGTTTTATTTTCACCTGATAAATCTTGTAACAATTTTCCTGCAGCACCTGCTGCATTTGTAACTGCTAATTGCAATTGTATTCTAGCTTCAGTTTCTGCTTTTTTAGATGCAGTAATATCTTTATCAATTTCTCTTTCTTTTGCTGCATATTTAGCAATAATCTCTATTCTTTGCAGTTCAGTTAAATCTAAATTTGATAATTCAATTGCTTTTTGTTCTGCAATATATGCTTCTTTGTTTGCTAGTCTTTGTTGGTCATCTGCAAAGTCATTATCTAATAAACCATTTTTATAATCTAAATCAGTTATTAGATTTTCCATATTTTGGAAATCTATTGCTCTTTTGTCTGCTGCCTTTTTTTCATCTATTGCTCTTAAATCTTTTGCTAATTGAATTTCAAAATCAATACTAGCTTTCATACTAGCTTGATTTCTTTCATATTCTTTATCTGCTAATGCCTTTTTTCTTTTTTCCTCATTATTTGCTAATACAATTTTTTCAGTTTCTAAATCTCTTAATTGTATTATTTCATCTTCTTTAAGTTCACCATTTACTTGTTTAGTTTTTTTTAATATTTCAATTTGTTTATTTAATCTTTCTTGTTTAAGATTATATATTTCAACTTCTTTACCTTCTAATGATTCAAGTTTTTTAATTTGATTATCATATTGATTTGTAACATCTTTTAGTTTTTCTTTTAGTTTATCTAATTCTCTACCTTGTTCACTTGTTAAGCCAACAAAGTCTGTAATTGCGTGAACTATTCTCATTACCTCATCACCAAATCCTTTTAAGTCAGGAAACAATTTTAGTAATGTTTCTTTAACTTCTTTAAAGTTTGCAACTAATAATCCTAATCCTACTGCTAATGCACCTACTCCTGTTGCTATAATAGCACCTCTTAATGTTGTAAATGCCTTAACTACATTACCACTAATTTGACTAGCTAATGTTTTAAAAGAATCAATACTTTCACCTACTGCATTTAATCCTTGTGAAAGTGCCATTGCAGATTGTACTTTTAATAAAGTCTTTTGTACATTTTCAGTCTCTGCACCAAATAAAGCCATACCACCTTGAAGAGCAGCAAACCCACCTGCTACACCTGATAGTGAAGCAGTTAATGCTTTGAACTTTGCATCAGGATTATAAGCATCTGTTAAGGCTTTTGCATCACCTATTCTATCTCTAAGTTCTGCAGCTTTCTTTGCTGCATTTGTTGCTTCAATAGAAGTAGCACCAAATTTATCAGCTAATGAAACTACTTCAGCTTGTGCTTCTCTAAGTTGCTTTTTAAGTGAACCTATTGAACCTTCTGCACCTGCAGTCTTGACATTTATATTTAAATCTAAATTCTCTGCCATCAATATTGTGTTTTAATTACTTTTAATAAACTTATTTTAGTTGTATTGTATTCTATTGGGTTATAGTTATCTACCTTATTCAATCTAAACAAAGTACCATCTATCCAAATTAATTTGCTAAAGTCTAATTGGTTTATATCTACATTATTCATTAATGCAGTACAGGTTAATAGTTTACTATCCTTATTTGTAATCTCTGCAATATAATCACTATAATATGTATTGAATAGATTGTTAGTTGTTAAATTAGAAACAAATTGAATTTCTTTTGGAGCACCAAAGTTAATATCACTTGTAGGAGTATTAGGGTCATCTAAATGTCCTGCATACCCATAACTATTTAATGCTACTAAACTAGCAGTATTAGCTTGATTGCGAATATTCCAAGTACCTACACCTGTAATTTTTTTAACCTGCATTATTCTAATATTGCTATCCATTGATTCTTCAGCAGTATTATTATTTGATAATTTATATATTGCAGGGAATTTCTTATCACCTGTAGTTGTTTGATAAATAACACTACTTGAAAATATTACCTCATTCTTTTCTGTTTCTTTACTGAAATCAAATTGTGTATCATATATTCTATCACCATAGTTTTCATTATATTTCTTTCTATAGTTTTCATTATAATAATCTGAATCATCTTTAAACTTATATTGGTAATATCTTGCATTTAAATTAGACATAGGCTTAATATTTAAGTCCTGAGACCTATCTATTTTATTTGTCCAATTTAATGCGTTTGCGTAACTATTTTGATAAAAATCTTTATAAGGTTTAATTATTAATTTTTTTGAATCCCATTGGTCATCATAAACATATAGATTAAACATCTTACATATGCTAATAAAGAAATCTTTTTGAAATACTCCTTTAGGCACAATGTTATTCATTGTTATAGTCTCATTATAATTAATAGGTACATTTTGACTTGTAGTAGTAGTTATAGATAAAGAACCACTTAGTATATCTAAACTATATCCCAAAGAACTACTTGTCCATTCTACTGCTACTGTTAAAGTATCAGATGTATTAATAGTTATGTCAGTTAAAGAAATAGAAGCATTAAAATAACCATAAGCATTAGGAGCACCTATATAATAATTTCCTATAATAGTACCATTCTTTCTTAAATTTAAATAAGCATTAGTTCCACCTGCAGTATATAAAGCAACTAATCCTACAACAATATTAACTACTCTAGTACTACCTGTAAATGTAAATGTTGTTCCTGTATATGTAAAACTTCCTAAATATGTATTAGTATATTCAATTGGTATTTGAGTTCCTGTACCTGTATATGTTTTATCTGTAGGATTTGATTGTAATTGATTATTGCTTACAGTTGATACTTGTTTTTGATTATGTGGTATTATTAATTTCTTAAAAGCATCTGTATTAAATAAATCACAACTATATGTATAACCTGCATTTGCAAATATCTTATCAATATATTCTTTGACAAATAATGCAGGTCTAAATGTCATAACAGAAAAATCCAATTTACTATTAGCACCTTGATTACCATAATCAATCAATGGATAATAATAACCTGTACCATATGCACTTGAATTTGCAGTACCTCTACTACCTGTTGCTTCCCAACTAGCAGTTACATTAGAATATGTAAATGAATGATTATAAGCATTAAAATTTAAATCTTCTAACCTATTATTTCCCAATGCAGATATAAAACCACCTAACTCACCAAATAC